CATATTAAAGATCTTTTAACAGTTCGTCAATATCTTCTTCAACAGTATCATTAGATACTACAGCCGGTTCTGGCTCAGTAGGCGTCTCGCTAGGAACTGGAGCTGAAGTAGTAGGAGTAGGAGCAGGTTCATCAGTCCTGCAATAATAATGCTCGTTAAACATATCCTTTAGCTCATCATATGATTTAAGAGTAAAGACTTCTGTAAGATCATGAGCTCCTTCATAGATACCCTTCTGCTCATCTTCAGAAAGATCAATCTTTCCAGCAGGAGTAAATCTAGAAGATACATAAGTAGGATAGTCGCCTTGCTGCTCTACTTTAATTTTAAAGTTAACACCTTCAGATCCAAGATCAAAGATACGAGCACCAAACTCTTCAGCATCTTCACCCTCGATAGCTTCAGTAATAATTTTATGAAGCTGCTTACCATAACGAAGAATTTTTACATTGCCATTATTATCCGGATTAGTTGGGTCATCAATAACATAGACGTTAACTAACCACTTTTCAAGACGACGAACAGCGCTCATCTTCTCTTTTTCTTCTTCACTACCAGTACGAAGAACTTTAAAACGTTCTTCAGCGATAGGATCACGTTCACCGAACGTTTGCGGACTAAGCGCTTGAACATATTGACCAGTAGCGAAAGACGTCCATCCATGATTGTAGTAATGGAAGAAAGTCTTACTCGGATCTTTAGCAAAAGGTAAAAGTCTTACCGTATAGGTATTACCCGACTTAGTCGGCATAATCTCGTTAAATTTAGCTGACCCCTTATTATCAGAAGTAGCTAGTGCATCTTTAATTGATTGAAACATTGAACTAGTAAAAGTACTCATGCCATAATTATAACGCCGGCGTGCTGAACTTCAAGAGCTTTTGTTCTATTATTTTTAGCCCTTTATTAGCTTTCTCTTTTAGAACTTTGGAACTTAGGAACTTAGCTCTTGTCTGCGCATACAGATCATAAAATTCAGGAATAATCCAAGTTAAAGTTCCGTTACATTCTTTTATAGCTGAATCAACACTAAGAGCATGCAATAGATAAAAATTAATCTTGTGATTTTTAAGATGTGTAAAAATTATTGGAATAGAATTAGGTGTATCAACATTAGAATAATTCTTATATTGTGCTAACGTTATTTCTTCCTCTTCACAATAACAACAAATAAACTTTAAACACTCTTTTAAAGTATTAACACTATCCTCACTGTCAGGATCTTGAACTTGTTTGTTCTTACAGTGTATAGAATAACATTTGATTGCCTTACGTGTATTAAAAAATGACAAATCAAAATAATTATCAGAGCCATATACCATATACGGTGCTATAAAAAAATCGCTATAGTTAATATGGCTATATTTCGATAAGAGTAAATTAAGCTTTTTAAGTGCTACTTCATCTTTACTCTCTAAGTTGTCAAAATTTTGTCTAAGTCTAACTGGCTTGTTTTTAGCCTTTCGAGAAGCATATAAGTAGCTGTTATATATTGACTTCTCTTTTTCGGTGATCATAAATCTATATCTGAATGTGAATTAAGGAACTTTGTAATGTATTTTGATTTAGTAATCGAAGGCTCAAAGTCTATAAATAGTTTAACTACATCATAGTTAGTTTCAATGGTTAAAAGTTCCTTAAGAATATTTCTTATTTTTTCCTCTTGTAATACTAATATAAAGATATTTTGTAATGATAACTTTTTACCTTTTAACTGTGAGCAAAAAGTACAAAAACACAAAAG